TTGAGCGGACGATCTCCGATCGTGGATGGAGCCTCCAGATCAAGCGGTCGCTGGCTGCCGAGTTCGCCGTCAGCACCAGCACGATCGACAACTACCGGCGGGAGCTGATCCTCTCGATGCGGGACGAGTTGGCCGCCGACGAGCTGGCCGAGCGCCGGGCGGAGTTCGTCGCGCGCCTTCGCGGGCACCAGAGGGCCGCCCTCACCGCGGCGCGCCTAGGCCCGCTCGCGGCGATGATGAACCTGGAGGCCAGGATCACCGGGGTCGATGCCCCCGCGGCCGTGGATGCCCGGGGCTCCATTGAGGTGATCTTGAGGGTTCCCGAGGTCGTAGAGATCTAGGCGTGCAGACGATCGAGGTTGACTACAGGCCCTTCGGTGCCCAGATCGAGGCCCACCAGGCGCCGCAGGACACCGTCTTTTTGGCCGGCGGCTGGGGCTCGGGCAAGACCTCTTGGCTCATTGCCGAGGCGCTGAGGAACTCCGTACTCAACCCGGGCCTTGCGGGCGTGCTGGTGTCGCCGACCTTCCCTCTCCAGCGCCGGACGCTCTACCGGGCGATCGTGGACTTCTTCCCGGAGGCGACGCGGTGGCCCATGGGCTCGGCCAAGGCCCCGGACTGCCTCGGGCCGCTGGCGAGGGACTGGTCGAGCCGGGATCGGGTCCTTACCCTCTGGAACGGGGCAGAGTGGGTCTTCGGGTCGGCCGAGGTCCCTGCGTCGCTCGAGGGCGCGAGCTACGCCTGGGGCTGCCTGGACGAGCCCCGGCTCATCCGGCACGAGTCTTGGCGGATCTTCAACTCCCGCATCCGTGACAACCGATCGGCCAGGCTGCGACGCTCGATCGCGGGCGTGCCGTCGATGGGCTGGCTCTGGGAGGAATTTGGAAAGCCCGCACCTAATCGAGCCATGATCAAGGCCAGGACGGCCGACAATCCCCACCTGCCCCCCGGCTACATTGAGAGCTTGAACCTCTCGGACAAGCTGGCCCGGGCCTATCTCGAGGGTGACTTCGTGGTGCTGTCCGGCGTCGTGTATTGGACGTATGATTCCAGTGGCCCAAGCGTGGTGGACGTGCTGCCCGACCCCAGCCGGCCCACCTATGGGGCGCTTGACTTCGGGGGCAGGCGCCCGGCCTTTCTGATCATCCAGGACGTGCCGGGGCTGGGCGAGGTCATCGTGGAAGAGGTCTGCGTCTCGGACACCTTGGAGCAGGTGCACGCGAACCAGTGCGTTGAGCTGCTGCGGAGCTATGGCCTCGCCCTCCTTGACTGCTATTGCGACCCGGCGGGGAAGGCCCGCAACGCCATGGTGGGGATGTCGTCGATCGAGCTGTTCGAGTCCACCTTCCGGCGGGCCGGCGTCCTCTCGGGCGGGATGCTGTACTCGCTCAACCCAATCGAGCGCCACGTCCCCAACGGGGTCGAGGCCACCCGTGCCAGGTTTCAGGACCACTCCGGTGCGCGGCACCTGTTCGTGGCCAAGGCCCTTACCGAGAGTTCGAGGACCAGCCGCTATCCGGCCGGGGTCTTGGGGATCCACGGCTCCCTCCTCTCTTATCGCTACCCGGAGGGGGGCACCGGCAACGCACCCCGGAAGACGGGCGAGGACGATCACTTCCCGGACGCGCTCCGCTACTACGTGATCGGGCGCCACGGGGTCATGGAGCAGCCCGATATCGCGCTGATGAACGAGATGGCTGCCCAGGTCCCTGCCATCCGCTATGGTGGCCTAGAATTCTCGCCGGAGGACTACTACCAGTGACGAACGAGCCGACTCCTGACCAGTGGGCCAAGCTGGGCCCGCTCTACGTGACCCACGAGCAGGCCAGGGAAGCGGAGGCCTCAGGCCACGCCCTCCGCATCTATCCCGAGGGGTTGGAGGCCCTCGCGAGCTACGATCAGATGCCGAAGTCGGCTAGCGCCTCGATGATGCGGGACCGGCTGTCCTCGGTCGGCACGTATCCCAGCGGCGGGATCGTGGACATGCAGGCCAACCCGCAGATCCGGCCCGACGTCTGGCGAGGGTATCAGGACCAAGTGGGTCTCGTAGACCAGATGCGGCAGGGCGATCCGGTCATCAAGGCGATCACCCTCGCGTGGTGCCTTCCGATTATCCGAAGCCACTGGAAGATTGAGCCAGGTGGAGAGGACCAGCAGGCCCTCGATGAGGCTGAGTTCATCCGGGCCAACCTCTTCGAGTACGTGCGGGGAGGCTTCTACCAGTTCGTTGAGCAGGCCGTCGCCGCGGTCTGGCGCGGGTTCAGCCTCTTCGAGATCGTGGCCCGCTTTGACCGAGACTCGAAGCAGGTGCGCCTCGATCAGCTGAGCCCGATGCTCCCGCGTACCGTGTACTCCTGGACGCGATACCCTGATGGGCAGTGGGGGGTCACTCAGAACAGCTATATTGGAGACGCCGAGCAGGGCAAGCCCACGAGCTGGGAGATGGAGGGCGCGAGCCTTCCCCCCGAGAAGCTCCTCCACTTCGTCTGGGACCCCGATGGGGACGCCCCAGAGGGGACCAGCATCCTCCGCCCATGCTTCGCCGGGTGGAAGTCCCGCCGCCTATATCTGAAGCTGGAGGCGACCGGCTACGAGCGCGGGGCCTTCGGAATCCCATACGTGGAGATCACACCTGGGGCTCGCACAGGCGATTCGGCTACGGTGAACGAGATCCTGCGGGAGCTGCGAACCGGAGCCCGGGCTTGGGCGTCATTCCCTCCAGGCTACTCCTTGAAGTTTGCCGACTTCCCCATGAAGGGCTCGGACATCCGAGAGGCTCGTCGTGCCTCGGGTCAGGACATGGCGCGGGCTGCCCTGACCCCGTTCATAACGACCGGAGACGGCAAAGTCGGGTCCTTTGCCTTGATCCAGGGGCAGCAGGATTTCTTCACGATGGCGCTTCAGAGCGCGGCGGACATGATCGGCAAGGTCATGAGCCACGGCCCAACCTCGATCATCCAGAGGCTCTGCGGCTGGAACTACGACCGCACCGAGGGCTTCCCCAGGTTGACTCCTGGCTCGATCTCAATTGGCGACCCCAGCAAGCTGGTCGATGCGATCAAGGTGGCCGCGGATGCTGGCGCGCTCCTGCCTGACCGTGGAATCGAGGAGGCTGTCCGCGCAGCTCTGGGGCTGCCGGAGATGCCCGAGCATGAGAGCAAGGAGGAGATGGAATACCGGCTCAAGAACCGGCAGCCCACGGAGATCATCGACGTCGAGGAAGACAAGGACGTAAAGGAGACCAAGGACGTCGTGGGGCGGGGCCCTAAGAGGGCAGCCAAGAAGACCAACGACGTCACGGACGACCAGGCCGACAAGACCGAGGATGAGGGGGAGGCCATGGAGAAGCTCGCCGAGCAGCTCCCTGGCCGCACAGCAGTCAACGGCCGACCCCTCCGAGAAGAGGAGCTGGTGGTACGCCTTGACGAGACCCTGGCTCCCATGGTGGGAGTCAAGCGGGCCATGGCCCAGGCAGCTCAGGACTGGCGCGAGGAGATGGCCGACAAGTACGCCCAGCGGGTAGCGCGGGCCGGAGACCTCCTGGACATGCGCTCGGTGGACGTCCCCGACCTCGGCAAGCTGGGGGAGGCCTTCCGGATGGAGCTTCGCCGGGCCTATCGGGCCGGGCAGTCCTCTGTCCGCGAGGAGATGGATCGGCTCAGGGCTTCGCCCGAGTTGGCCCGCGCAGTCGAGGAAGGCGACTTCGAGACCACCAGGGATGGCATTGAGGTCGAGTCCCCCGAGGAGGTCGCAGTCCTGGACGGACAGATGCGCTTCGACTGGGGGCCAGGACTGACCGGGGTTCAATACCTGGCCAGCATCGCCGGAGGAGAGGCCCTGCTCCTTGCCCCGGCGAGGGGCCGGAAGGTGAAGAAGAAGAAGTCCACCTCTCCAGGCGAGAGCGTCGCGGACGACATCGACGCAGAGGATGCGATCGAGAATGTGGCCAGGACGTCTGCTCTCGCGGCCGGCGATCGGGTCAAGGCCAACGCGATCACCGCGCTACAGTCGGCCAGCGTGGGCGGCGTCCTTACGGGCGTTCTTTCCGGCGAGGAGATCGAGGGCGTCGTGGCAAGGATGGTTCGGGCCCTGTCTCCCGGCCCCGACCTCGTAGCCGCACAACGGGACACCAACACGATCTTCGGCTTGGGCCGGGTGCAGGAGGCCAGGGCCGAGGGGACAGAGTGGGGAATCCGCTCTGCGATGTTAGAGTCTGCCACTTGCGAGGTGTGCCTCAGCAAAGACGGGGCGCAATTCGGGATGGAGTGGCTCGACGAGTACGGCACACCGGACCCCGAGTGCCTGGGCGGGGACGCATGCAACTGTGTCGTCATCTTCATACCGGCGGGCGCGGGCCTGGCTGCCTTTTCCGAATGAGACTGCTGCCAAGGAGAACGACATGAAGACCGACATTGAAGAGACACCGGGAGAGGTCGAGGCCTTGGCCGAGTGGACGACGGCCTACAGGAACGATCTGCCGGATTCGGCGTTCCTCTACATCGCGCCGGGCGGCGAGAAGGAGGACGGCAAGACCAAGCCCCGGAGCTTGAGGTACTTCCCGATCAGGGACTCCGACGGCAAGGTTGACCTTCCCCATCTTCGCAACGCCATCGCGCGGATCCCCCAGTCAACCGCCAAGGGGCTGACGAAGGCCAAGATGCAGCAGCTCCAGGACAAGGCCCGGAAGCTGCTCAGGGCAGACGACCCGGTCAAGGCTGAGGAGGTCTACTGGTGCGCCCCCTATTTGCTGGCCGACGGCGCCCAGAGCTGGGTCGAGGTGGTCCGCTCGGGTCGATTCTTCGGCAGCACCGGCCCGAAGCCCCGAATGGTGGAGCTGACCGAGGAGGACATCCAGTCTATGGCAACGACCTAC